CCGTAGGGCGTGAAAACCACCACCTGTTCGCCCGGTTCCGGCGCCCACCATTCGGCATCTGGACCCGCGCGCACCGTGCCCCACTGCATCGGGTCCGACTCCACCCCGCCGATTTCCACAATCGCCGTGTCGGTGCCGTCCACGATTTGCACCACGGTGCCAATGCGGATTAGCTGCGCAACGATGCGTTGCAGTTCGCCAATGTCCTGGGCGCTCATTGCGCACCACCCTGCGGAAGCAGCGGCGTGTAATCGGCTTCGTGGCCCAGCCCGATATCGGGCGCAAAGCTGAACGACGGATTGCCGGGCGTCGTGCCGTCGTTGTCGTCGGCGTAAATGTCAGTGCCGAACTGGACCACCTGCGACCACTCGATGCGCCACACCACGTAACGGTCGGCCATCGGGTGGAATTCATCGCGATAGGCGCCGATCACGCGCGCCGGTTCCGTCCAGCAGGATGGCGAATTAAACCGTTTCAGGCGCAGCCAAGCGGCCATGGTCACGGCTGCGGCTTGCGCTGCGGTCTTTGCGCGGGCTGTCTTGTATCCGACCACCACGCGAGCGTCGAAGCGCGCCCGAAGCGGAACAAGCCCGTTTGCGCGGTCGTATTCCGCCTCTTCCTCGAATTCCGACAGGTCCAGCAGGACGGCGGGCAAGTCGTCCGCGTCCAGTTCGTCGCGGTCGGTTTCCTCGCGGTCGAACGCGACCAGTTTAAAGTCGGGAAAGGTGGCCGTGATGGCCGCCACAATGGCGTCTTTGACGCCTGAAACCTGGACTATTGGGAGCGTTGGCGCCATTTCAGTTCGTGTTCAAATGTCTTGAAAAACTGCGCCGTGAAGGGCAGCCCGCCTAATATGTGGTCTTCGATGTACGTTTGCGCCGGGTCGCCAATCTCGACCGTTACTTTCTTGATCGGCAGCCGCGATTTGCCCGCGCGCTTGAAAACCTGGCGGTTTGAATCGGCCGTGCCGCCGTTGCCCGCGCGGCCCTTTGCGATGAACGCGCCTTTCTCGAATCGGTCGCCGTATGCGGTCACACCGCCGCCCTTTCGCCTTTCTTCCGCCGCGCCCAAGTGGATCATTCCCATAGGGTCCAGCCCATACCAAACGCGCACGCCCTTGCCGCCCGCCACGCGCGCCAGCCGGAACGTGCGCAGCCGCCGTTTTACTTCCTTCGGCGGCAGCTTCAGTTCCTTCGCCAGCCCCTTGATTGATCGTGACGTAAGCCAGCGCGCCATTTTCGTAAGCGTCGATGCCATGGCCTTGTCCACCTGCGCAGGCGTCGCCGTCAAAAATGCTTCGATGGCGTCCAGGCTATGTTCATCAATCGAAATTTCGATCACAAAGACGGCTCCAGGAACAGCAGCGCCATGCCGTCGCCAAGCTGGTGCGCCTTTTTGTGCGCCTCGTAACTTTTCGACTCGATCACCACGGCATCGCCCCGCCTGACTGCCACCACGTCGGCATACTTGCACGTGAAAACCGGCTTTGTGGTGTCCACTTCGGTTTGCCCGGCAGAAGCCGAAATGCCCTTTTCATCCAGGACGCCAAGCACGGGCGGCAGGACTGTGCCGTTTGCCAGTGTGATGGTCGCGGCGCTGGCGAAGTCGTCAGGGTCCAGAAAGTCGTCCAGCCCGTCCCAGGCGGGATGCGCTGGCATCAGGCTGCCTTCGCCTTTGCGGACGGCTTGGCGGCCTGCTGCGTGCCCACTGGCACCGCCAGGCGCCGCGCCTTCAGGCTAAGCGCATCAGCGCGTAGCACTTCCACCCGGTCGCCGGGCATCACCATTTCGCCGTCCACAAAAAACGGCTTCACCACTTCCAGCACTTCGCCACGTTCGAAAGCCACTTTCAATTCTCCATTTCGATGTGAAAACGGGCAGCGCTTCGCTGCCCGTTTCGTGTCTCAGCGGCAGCAGCCTATGCTGCTCGCTGCCTTAAAACTTACGGTGCGGGCTTGCGGCCCAGCGCGAACGATTCGACGCGGCGCAGCGCGAAATCGACGTCCTGGAAAACCACGATGCGGGTTCCGCCCGATTTCGACAGAGACATGGTGTCCACCGTCAGGTCCAGGCCGCCCCACATGGCGATAATCAGGTCCGCGAAGTTGCCGAAAAACACGTCACCGGCCGTAAGCTGGTTCGTGACTCGCGTCTGATAGCCGTTCATCGTGTCGCCCTGTTCCCACAGGGTGGCGCCGGTCGGCGTGCCAGGGAATTTCTGCGTGGTCTTCGCAGCGCCCTTGGTTTGCGCGTCCACGATGTAGGCCATGTTCGCCACGGCCGCGTTTTTCGACGCGATAGCCGTTTCCATGGCCACCGCCTCGACATACGACGGATACACGCCTGCGAAATCCACCGCAGCGATACCCGTGTAATTCGCGATGCCCTTCGGCTGGTGAGCCGAGCCGGAGCCGTAATAGCCCGCCAAGTCGATGGCCAGGCCGAGCGCTTCGGCCAGGTCGGCGCGCACCAGCGCTTCCACGTCCAAGCTGGATTGCATCATCAGCTTGCGCGTGATGTCCGAATAGGCCGCGACCGTCTTCGGAGAAAGCGCGATCTGGCCCAGGTCCATTTCGCCTTCGGGCGCGTCGTCGCCTTCGCCGATCCAGTAGCCTTGCGAGCGCGCCGTCTTACGCGGAATGTCCACGTTTCCGACCAGGCCGCCAATCGGACGGCCCAATTGCATGATGGTCGTGGAATTGCGCAGCAGGTCGATAAACGCGCTGGCCATCAGTTCGGTGGCGATGGATGCGCCGCCCGTCGAACCGTTGCCGGTTTGGCCGTTCGTGCCAGCGTTGAACGAACGCGCGTCCATCATCGGGCGGCCCAGCACTTCAGCCGGGACCATGATCCCCTGCGCTTCCTTGCCCATCTTTTCGGCGGCAGCGCGGCCAGCTTCGATCTCGAAACCGGCTTCCTTCTGCGCCTTGCGGTCGGTCGGATTCGCCAGTGCGCGAATCGCCTTCATGAAACTGAACTTGCGTGCGTCTTCCGCCGACAGGCCCACGGCCGCATCCATGGTCTGTTCGTTCAGCGGGCGCGAATGACGTTGTTCGACGTGTGCCAGCAGGGCGGTGCGGAACTCGTCCATGCCCTTGCCGCTCGACACGAATTCTCGTGCCAGTTCGTCGGCGCCGTACTGCTTGCCAGCGTCCATGATTTCCCGAACGCGGGCGCGCTCGGCATCAGCACCGGCGCGGCGCTGTGCGTCGGCGTCGATGGTTTGCGTTTCCTGATTCGGGTCCGGCATGTTTCGGATTCCTTGAATGGTTGTCTTCGGTTCTTCATTGCCCTTTGCGGGCACGTTCGGATTTTCGGGTGTGGCTGCGGCAGGTTCCACATGAGGGTTTTCAGCCGAGCGGCCCACGCCCACGCTATCGTCGGCCGGGATGCTTACAAACGAGATTTCAACCGGCAGCCAGGAAGTAACGGTGTACACGTCGCCGTCTTCGCGCATTTCCGTAAGCGTTGCTTCCTGGATGGCGTAGCCCACAGAAACATGCTGGCGGATACGGTCGATCACGTCCTGAAACACTTCGCTGGCCCGCTCGCCGCGCCCGAAGCGGACCACGGCACGGCCGCGCTTGTCCGGGTCGATGCGCGCCGACTCGATCACGCCCACCTGGTCGGTGCGGTCGTGGTCCATCAGCAGGGCGCCGCCGTTATTCAGGCGCGACAGGTCGGCCGCACCTTCGGCATGCGAAAGAATTTCGACGCCCCACCAGCGCGGCACTTCGATTTCCGAACTGAACGCCAGTTCGACGGTGCGCGCTTCCACGTCGATGGCGCCGACTTCAGCGGCACGCCAAAGCGTGCCCTTGCTGTTCATATCGCGGATGGAAACTTGTGTTTTTGTCGTCATGGTCTGTTAGCTGTTCGGGTGCGAACCTTCGCTGGCCACGGGCGGCGGCACCAATGCCTGGCCCATGGATGCCAAAATGTATTTCTCGTCGATTCCTGCGGCTTCCATCGCCTTAATGTCGGCTGCGATTTCCGCGAAAACTTCGTCCGGGTCGCCGCCCCATTCGCGGATGATTCGCCCGGCGCTGGTTAGCAGGTTGTTTTTCGATTCCACGGCCGCATTAACATCTGCTGTCGGGTCGATCCATTGCCAGCGGCGTGGCTGCCAGCTAATCGAATCTTGCAATTCATCCAGCAGCGCAGGCGAAAGCGGCTTTCCTTTCACCTTGATTCGGCCCTTCAGCAGCGAATAGCGCAGCCATGCTTCCTGCACGGGCTGAACGGCGCTTTCGATCAGCCATTCCTGCAACTCTTTCCAGTGTTCGCGTTCGTCCAGCGTGCCTTGGCGGATGCTGGAAAAATTCACGCCTTCCAGGTCGCTCGCAAGGTTGTTGTACGACACGCCAAAGCCCGCGCTGGCGCCGCGCAGAAGGGTTTTGAAGACGGGCAGGAATTCGCCGCTGGGGTATTGCGGCAGCCATTCTTTTAGCTCGGCACCTTCGGGCAGTACGGGAAACGTGCCTGGTTCCGCGTCGATTTCCAGGCCCGGCTCGTCGCCTTCCTCGAATTCCGGCGCCTCGCCGTCGCGCCACTGTACGAAGCCCATTTTTGACGCGCCCACGCGAGCATTAACAATCGCCGCGTCTTCGAACGCGCCCATATTGCGCATGCGAAACAGCGCCGTGGCCATCCACGGCAGGCCGCGTTTCTGGCCCACCAAGTCTTCCTGGAAGCCGTGGATCATTTCATCGGCTGGCACGGTCACATAGCCCACGCCCGCGTATTCGTATTCGGCCTCGCCGTCGTCCACCGTCGAAAGGTGATAATTCACCGGGCGGCCGAAACGGTTGAATTCGATGCCGTGGCGGATGAAATTGCGGCCGTTGTAGCGGTCCACGTTGTAGTCGATAGGCACGCGCAGCGGGTCGATAACCTGCACCGCGAAACCCCACGGGCCTGCGTCTTTGCCGGTCACGATGCGCAGGAAAAATTCCCCGTCCTGCGCCGCGCTTTTCACCAGCAAACGCTGGATGGAACGCCAGGACTTTTTGCCCGCCACGTCGGCGGTGTTTTTGTGCCCCCACTTTTCCCAGGCATCCTTCAGCGCGCGATTCACGTCCGCATCGTGCGTTCCGTCCGCTTTTTTGAAAGCGGCTTTCATAAGAACGCCCTTCGGACCAACGATGTTTTGCGCGCACATGCGCAGGAAGGCCCGCGCATAGTCGTTATTCATCGCCTGTTCGCGCGAGCGCGCGACCAGCGGCCGATAGTTGCGGGTAATGATCCAGTCAGCGGGCAGCGCCGTGGCCGTCCACGACTCGTTTAAACGATCAAAGCCCGCAGCGTTGAACTGGAATGCCGAACGGATAGCGCGGCCCGCGACGCGTGCGGCGCGCGTGATGCGCGATTGCGGAACGTCGCGCGTGGTCGCCGCCTGCTTGGCGGGCATCAGCCCGCGCGAGCGGATGAAATCGAAAAGTGCCATCAGAGAGAAACCTTTACCTGGTAGCCGAACAGGTTGCCGCGCTGGGCGGCTCGCAGGCGGCGCACTTCAGATTTGTAATATTTGCGAAGTGCCAACAGGTCCGCGATAGGCGTGCGCCACAGTTCGCGGTTGTTGATCGTGTAGCGCATTTGATCCTGCGATGCGCGCTTTTCCAGGACGGCTTCGATTGCGTCCAGCGCGCGCTGGGCATGCACCCGCGTGTCCGTTCCGTCAGCCAAGCTGGCAATGTCGGCTTGAATCGTCACCTGGCCCGATTCGATTTCCAGCACGGTGCCGCTCGACACGGCGCGAACCGAAAACAGGTAATCACCGGCTGGCCACGTCTTCGTGGTGTCCGCATCGACCAGTAAAACGTGGTCGGCGCCATCGGGCTGGCTCGCGAAATCAATCGCCTTTGGCCCACGCAGAAGCACGTTAAGCGCCCACGTGGGCGCTTCGTACTGATTCAGCCGCACGGTGCGCGAAAACGTCACGCCAGCGCGGATGCTGTTAGGGAAATGGCCTTGCATGCTTCACCAGTTGGTGGCGAATCCCCCACGGCGTCGGCCTGCGGTTAAAGATTTCGCCCGTTTAATGGGCTTAGTTTCGTTTTGCGGCTCGTCTTTAGCCACATGAGGGTTTTCTGGCGCTGGAAGCGGCTTTGGCTGCGGCTTTGGCCGGGCTGGCGCGGGTGCGGGCGTCATTTCGTCCGGGCTGACTGTTTCAGGCGTCCATGCGCGCGTTTCCGGGTCCAGAATTAGCCGTTTTGCAAGCTGTTTCAGGCTCGGATTCATGATTTTCAGGGCCGCCATGGCGTACACGCGGCAGTCCAAAGCCTCGTTTCGCACCTTGTCGCCCTTGTGCCACTCGCGCACCGGGAAGCCCCGCACGAAGCGGGTTTTCAGCTTTTCAGCCGTTAATTGCTTGAAATAGTCTTCGCCGTGGTCTTCATCGGCTGGAAAGTGGCAATATCCCGGCCCTTCGCGCTTCATCGCGAGTCGGCGCATAACAACCAGCTTCGCTTCGTCCACGCCCACCTGGTACAGGTCCACTTTCCGGCTGTGTTTGCCCGATTGCTTACGCTGCGGCTTCTCGACAATGGCCCGTCCCCAGCCCCCTATGCCCTTCACAGCGAATATTTTCCGGCCGCGCCGGGCGCGAATGTATTCATACGCGGCGTTCGTGTAACCCGTCGTGCCGCCCGTGTCCACCGTGGTGGCTTGGATGGACAGCATTGCGCCGCTTTCGTGCTGGAATTCTTCGGCCAGCAAGTCGTCCAGGTCGTTCCACACGTCACCCGATAGCGGATCGCCGTACAGCACGCGGTATGCAACGGACCATGACCGTTCGAACAGCCCCCAAGCCACGATTTCGACTTCCAGGCGGTCGGTTTGCATGTCCACGCCAGCCGTAAGGTATAGCCCGTGCATCGGCACGGTGGCCGTGAAAACCTCGCGGCGCGCATAGAGAGAATCCGGGTCGGCCTGTTCGGCCGTTTCTTCAAACGTTTCAGCCAGGGAGACATTCACGAAAGACTGCAAATCGCCAGCGGCCAGCTTGTCCAGATACGATTGCACGATGTCGCGCAGCCTGCGGAACGTCGAAAGCATTTCGGGCGCGTGGAATGACGCGTGGCCCTTGAACGGCTTCGAAGCCTTCCAGCCCCAGCCCTTGACTTCGGCGGTGCGGATGGCCATAACGCGCATGCCGTCGTCCCACAGGCTGCCGCAATGCTCGCAGCAGTAGCGCGCGCTGTCCGGGTCTTGCTCGCCTTCCAGATTGTCGCGGCCGGTCCAGATAACCTGCGTCCACTTCAGATACTGCGCCTCGCCACAGTCAGGGCACGGCACGTAATAACGCCGCTGGTCGCCCATGTTGAACGACGTTTCGATGCGCGACGCGCCCTTAATGGTCGGCGTGCTGGACTCAGTGCGTAGCTGCAAATCCCCGAACGTCGCGGCGCGCTGCGCCAGCAGTTCCAGCGGGTCGCCTTCGCCCGTGTCGGCCAGCATGCCGTCCACTTCGTCGGCCTGCGTCACGGGCGCGGAACGGCCGCGCAACGTGCGTGGCGAGCCAGCCCAGCCGAACATAAGCCAGCCACCGATAAACGAAATGATGCGGCTGTTGTTGACGCCATCGCGCCCGCGCGACTTCGCCAGCTTGCGCGAAATGCTTTTGTTCGCATCCAGCATCGGCCGCAGCTTCGTTTCTTGAAACGTCTGCACGTCGCCCTGCGTCGGCTGAATGAAAATCTGGCTGCGCGGGTCGTGGTCGATGAAAAACCCGGCGATTGCCTGCTGGATCGTGGTCTTTCCAAGCTGGGCGCCGGTCATGAAAGACACGCGGCGTATGCCCGGCTCTGCGATCACGTCCAGCATGCCGCGCTGATATGGCGCGTTGTCGAAGCGGATCAGGCCCGGAACGGCATTACCGGCCGGGATTTTCAGATTTGCTTCCGCCCACTCGGACGGCAGCATGTGGCGCGGCGGGACAAGGTTCGCAGCGGCTCGCCGCAGGGCTTTGCGGATGCCCGGAATATTGCTGAAAAGGTGCATGAAAGTCGCTTTCAGTCTTTCAGCCACACCGGCCGTTCGGCGCCAGGAACAAGCCCGTCGAAAACGCCGCTTTCAAAGCATCGAACCAAGCCTGGAAGGCAAAATTTCGTCATGCTCAAAACGTCGCCGCTTTCCATAATCCGGCGCGGCACTTCGTCCAGCTTCGCCAGTTCCGATGCCAGTTCATTGCAAAGCCGAATCGCGCGCAGCTTGTCGAATTTCGCGGTCATTCTTCGTCTTCCCCGTCTTCGTCTTCGTCATCCAGCGGCACGTCGGCGTCTGCCGATGTTTCCAGCGCCAGCGTGATTTCTTCGCGCAAAATGCGTTTAAACGCAGTTTCGTTGGTTTCGCCCAGCAGCCGGAGCGCGGCGCGGGCGGGAATGTTCAGCATGTTGGCGCGGATGGTGGCCAGCATGCGGCTGGTGGCCTTCTCGAATTCGGCAACGGGTGCCACTTCGTCGCGGGCCTTGGCCAGTTCCAGTTCGGCGCGCAGGGTGTCGGCCTGTGCGCGGCGCAGGTCCAGCTTGTCGCGGTCGTCGGGCGCGTCGCCTGCGGCGGCCTTGGCGCGCTCGTCTTCGCGCCAGCGCGCCACGTCGGCGGTGTTGAACGCCCATTCGACGCCACGCGCGCCACGCTGGTGAACCGGGCAGCCTTTCTTCACCCAGGTGTCGATGGTCGTCAAAGCCACGTCAAAGATTTCGGCCAGCT